GCTGAGTAATCTGCCTGTTAAGTCCTTGGTCGACCATCGCGTCATCACAATTACAATCGCCCCACCCGGTTGTAATCTTTGTCGTGGTCCAGAAGAATAGTAATCCCACGCATTGTCCAAGGCGGTCAATGAAAGTGCGTCTTGCTCTGAGTGAATATCATCCAGCACCAATAAATCCGCACCACGACCCGTGACCGCTCCGCCTATTCCTGAGTAGAACGCTTCTCCTCCGGCGTTGGTTTCCCAACGACCCGCGGATTTTGAATCGGCTTTCAGTCGAACGCCCGGAAAAACTTTTTGATACTCTTCGGAGTCTATTAAGTCCCTTACCTTTCTACCGAAACGAAAGGCCAGTTCGGCGGTGTGCGTTATTTGCATGACCTTTAACTTAGGATTACGGCCCAAGACCCACGAAGGGAAGAACGTTGACGCAAATTCAGACTTAGTATGACGAGGCGGCATGTTAACAATAAGGCGTTTAAGCTCTCCGCGAGCTACTCGTTCAAGTTTTTCTGCAAATATTTTATGGTGCTCCCCTTGCACAAAGTCGGGCCACATGTGATTGATGTAGCGAATAAAGTCCTCACGACCTTCGCGTTGCAGGGTCTTGGCGTTCAGTGCTTCGGTTAGCTCCAACAGTTCTTTGGTGGCGTCAGGGTACTTATCCGCTAACTGCTCTAGGTTGATGCCTAAAGAAGATTCAGACATTAAGCTTGCTCCAATGTCAGATTTTTTGAAAATTTTAAAATTTTTTGGGACATATCGTTTTTAAGTATTTACATATTGAATTGCTGGAACGTTTTTGTCAAAGTTTTTGATATCTCTCTCCCTGTCTATTTTCTTCTTTTAATACAGTATATATATTACATACCTATAAGGGGGGATGGGGGTCTTCAGAGAAGAGATACAAGGTCTCGCTGCGCTCGGCATTAACAGAGAAGAAGGGAAGGAGAGAGAAGGAGAGGAAAGAATACAGTTAATGAATACTTCGTATACTTATATGTTTGACCTTCTTCACTCGTTACTCGTACCTCGCCCTCGTTTGAAGGTGGGAAGGAGAAAGAAGTGTATCGCCTCTTCGTTCGTTCCTCACTCATCGGCTCGGAAATATGCGCGCGGGCCGAAAGGCGTCACGCACAAAAAGGCCGGCTCCTCCTATGGCCGGCCCATCGTCATTGTTCTCAAGGATTAATCTTATTTATTTACTCCATTTCTTACCAAGATAGAATCTATTTCAGTATAGATTTCATCTAACTTTTCTCTAGCATCTTCCGTGAAACAATCTCTGCCTCCTGAATCTACAAATGTTGAAGGCGTAGAAAACTGCTCCCAATAAAGTTCTAAAGCGTACGTGCAAAGTTCTATATTAAGCTTATTCATTTTCTGTACTCCTTTTCTATGGTGTCCAGATCGAACTCCTTGGCCCACTGATTAAAGACCGTGGCATTGTAATCTTCTTGCGGAGTCATTGAGCGTTGGCAGGCTATCCAGAGTTGTTCCAGTGAATCCTCCGTGGCTAGGCCCGCGTCTATCAGATTGTTTTCAAACATTTTAACCATGTTCATCTTAACTCCTTCAATGTTTTGCCTGTTCGTCTTTCGTCTAAGTAGTCCAGAATTGAATCCAGTATATCTAGGTAGAGCATGTGAAAACTGGTTCCAATACAGAAGCCAAACAGTAAGACTATTAATAAGTCTCCAATCCGGCTGTCTACTGGGATAACGTAAATGAATACGTAAGTGCTAACGCAAGCAATACTGAAAAGCATTGTTGCTGTTATTGTTATAAATTTGTCCATTGTTATTCCTCCTTAAGAATGTTGTTAATTGAACACCTACAATTTTACTCCTTCTTATAAGATAATACAAGATAATTCACATATTTCTTTTCATTCGTGTAAGGTGGACCAGTCATTAATAATTATATAGGAGGAAAAATGACCAGAAAAGATTACATTAAATTAGCCGAGATCATTAAGGACAGTTCAACATTAATGAATGTCGGAAATCAACCCCGCTACTTTTTAGATTGCGGGGAGTTTATGCAGGGCCTTTGCGGAATGCTTAAAGATGATAACCCTAACTTTGATGAGCGAAAGTTCAGAGAAGCCACCGGCGAGATACTCGGCGAATAACCAACAACCAGGGCCACCTAATAAGTGGCCCTTTTTTATTGTGTATAAATATATATATCTATCAGATACAAGACGCAAGATTCAAGGCCGGAATAATATATATGTCTTCAGAGAAGGGGCGCAAGGTCTTGCCAAGGTCTCGCTTCGCTCGGCGTTAATGTTGGATTTCGCGCGCAAAAAACCCTCAAGGTCTTGTTGGGCTCGACATTCAATGGAAAATTCGCGCGCAAAAAAACCGGACACATGGCCCGGTTTTCTTCGTCAGATCTCCTTAATTTTCTTTGACTTTATAGTCTTCTCTGGTTGTTTTATGCTTGAACCAATCCGTTCCTTCTGCTGTGTACATGTACATTATTAACTCTCCTTTTAAGTGTGGGTACACTTTCCAAAAGTTTTCAAATGCTAGTCTGAATGCTTTCGTTCCGGGGTCTTTCATCTGTAGTCCAAATGTTTTATCTATATTCATGTTATTCCTCCTTAAGAATGTTGTTAATGAATACAGTAATTATGGACTTATATATAAGATAAGTCAAGATATATTTGCATTTATTTTTTCTTCCTGTATTATGCTTTTTATGTTTATTCAAGCATTCAGTTTCCGGTCGGTGGGTCTTCCTCCTAAGTTGTGGCCCACCGATCACTTTTCAAAAAAATTTTTTTAGGCCGGCCCGGAATAATATATATGTCCTCAGATAAAGGACGCAAGGTCTCGCTTCGCTCGTCTTCCAATTAATTTTTTCGCGCGGTTAGAAGGGCGTCAAGTTGTCCTTGAACCAACGACCAATCGACAGGCGAACCGAAGGACAGCAGAGCAGGGACGACCAGACCATTCTCCGCAAGCGCGCGCACTTGGTCAGGCGCGTACAGGTGTAGCTCAGATTTTCGAGGGTGCTTCTGGAAGGCACGCTTGACCAAGATAAAAGCGGGCGCGGTTTCTCGTTGCACATGGTAAGAGATTTGATGCGGAGATAGATTAACTTTGTTACTGCTCGTTACTTTCAATTCTAGCGTAAGATATACCCCGCTATCACTACAGGCTAAAACGTCTGGTATACCTAAATTAACGCGTGATTCTAGGCGGATAAAAGAAAAGCCTTTAAGATTTTTCTTTACTTGTTGCCAGAATAATTTTTCGGGTTGTGCCACAGTAATTTAAGTATAAATTATTTCTTAAAAAAGTGTTGCATATATGGGATAGCTTTGATATTATCTCTTATACATTTTAATAACTTAGGAGAAAAAAATGGATTATAAAAAAGAAGAGATCAAAGAATACTTTGATGATTATATAAACGATCAAGACAAAGAATGGATAGAAGACAATAAAGACGACTTACACCACAACGCTTTTAATACTGACTACTACATAATCGGCACTTACAGAGCCACGCAATGGCTAGAAGATCAGGCTTTTAATGTTATCGGATTCATAAAAGAATACGAAGAATTTAACTTTGGCGAAGTGTTCACAGACTTAAGCGAGCCTGAAAAAATTGTGAATATGTACACCTACATAATAGGCGAAGAAATTGTTTCTGATTATCTCAATGAACTTGAGGAGGTGGCGTAGTGATTAACGGAAAATATAAGTTAGTAGCTGAGACCCAAGAAATAGGTTATTCAGCATGGGGAACATTGGGTTACGCGTTTCAAGATATTGAATTTGAAGTTAAAGCTTACGAAAATTTAACATGGGAAGAAAATCTTATCGAAGATGATCTAGGAGAAAATGGAGTAGGAACTATTTATCTTGTACCCGCTAAAAATCAATTAACAAAAGAACGCTACATGCTACACATTGAAGCCATTGAAGATATAACGGACGAAGATGACGAAGGCACTGACTATTTATGGCGAACAAGTTTATATAAGGAGGAAGAATAATGGCTAACAAAATACAAACTACCAAATTAATACACGCTAAACTCAAAAACGGAAATAACTATTCATACTTATGGTTAGGTAATGATGACTTTGCCGACCTATGGGATGATTGGGATTTTGAATCTAATGAAGGCAGATTTAAAGGAATGTTAAATTTTGATTACACGTTTGGCTACACCTTTGCAATGGATGAAATAAAAGATGAAGAATCAATTATTGGGTTATGTACTGAACTAGACTTTACAGACGAAGCGATAGTAGATTTTACGCTTGAAGATGTCATATGGGAGCCAGAAGAAAAGTTCTATACAGTTGATCTGGGTAGTATTGGTATTGACGAAGAAGAGTACCGGGAAATAGAAAAAATAGGTTTTGATGATTGGATCCTAAAAAATATCAACCGGGTAGAACTGGATCAAATAATAGGGGAGGAAGACTAATGGAACTAATACACACAGAAAACGCAGGAGATAATTTTATTATCGAAGTCTATACACACGACCCCGACATGGCAAAACCTAAAACAAAAAAACAAATAGAGGAGCATGAGAAGCTTCAAGACGAAGGCGACCACATACAAGGCACGCACTCTTACGAAGTCTCTAAGCAGGGAGACAAAGAACCCTTCTTTACCGATTCACACGATATTTGGAGCGTAGATCAAGCGCTCACTTTAGCTTATCAAGACATACCAGAATACGAACACATTAAGGAGCAAGACTAATGACTAACATTACAATCTTAAACAGCCACAAGCCGGCTATAATTAGGCTTACAAAAACCATGCTTAACAAGGCAATCATAGACGCCAACACAAGCATAAGAAATTTCTCTAAGTTGTGCGGGGTTGACTTCGACAACATGCAGTCCGGAGACAGGCAGACGATACAAGCCGAGTTCTTAGACGGAACAGAGACCACGCTTAACTTTTATCGAACCAAGAACGACAGAGGAGACAGGCGTTTTTCTATTAAAGGAATCAAGCAACAAGCTCAAATAGGAGACACAGTAGCCATTACTTTTAAGCAGGATAAACAAGGCAAGTCCGTTTTGGTTATCAATATCACAGAGAACGCAGAATACTCTTACTTAGAGGAACAAGCATGACACACCAAGACGCAGAAGAATTCGGATCCGCTCCTAATGAGCCACATGACCCACAAGGAAGGCCAGTGAAGGGCAAACTCAAAACATACGAAGTAACTTTTTCAACCACATTAACAGTGGAAGCTGAAAACGAAGAGTCTATTGATACAGAAGATTTGCAAATGTCTATAGATCAAGGAGATGTTGGAGTTGACGATATTCAAGAGGTGCAAGAAGGTCAAGCTATAACTGAATTAAACTTTGGGGACGGATTTAATGAAAACAACTCTATTGCTATTATCTGGTGTACTCAAGATATTCATTCAGCTATAGATGATATGGATTTGGATTGGACACCAACAAAGGAGCAGTCTTTAGAAATATTAAGTTGGATTAAAAACAAACATGATGCGTCTGTAGGCGTATCTTGGGAGACTTTATACATCTACATACAAACATTTTATGATGATATACAGGAGTCCGACAATGAAGCGTAAAGACAGTTGGCTAGAATTAGCACTTATGCCCCAATGCTGTATGAGTTGTGGTAGCCGAGACGTGCATACCAAAGAAGACCTATGTTTGGATTGTGGAGAGAGAGGTTTATGGGCAGATGAACGAACAGACAAAGAATATGATGAGCGATAGTATCAATCCCGACTATTACCGCAAAGGAATAGAAACGACTGATTATATCCAGTCTCACTCAATGAATTACCTGGAAGGCAATATAATCAAATACGTTACCCGATATAAGGCCAAAGGTGGCGTCTTGGATCTCAAAAAGGCCGAATGGTATTTAACCCGACTGATTAAACAAGAGGAGAAAAATAATGAGTGAAGTTGATTGGATTACTAAAGAGCAACTTGAAATAGCTCGCAATGAAGCAGAGAAGATATTGGATGAGTTTTGCGACTATGACGATGGGGACGAAAAGTGGTGGAGAGAAATTGAAATAGGCAAAGAGTTTTTTGATATTGAGTGCTTTCAAGAGGAACGTAAAGGAACAATATATTGTTCTGTATATCCTACTATCCCTTCTGAATGCGGGTCTTTGAGATCAACAGACGGGCAAAATTGGCTACGTTTATTTACAAGGGAGGAAAGCTAATGAACAGAGATTTATTTGAGGAGCTGTGGAAGAAAACAGAAGATGTTTTTGAAGGCTTACAGACCATAGAATCAAAGACTTTAAATAGGCCGGTCAAATATTACGTTTTTCCCTACAAAGACGGAGTGCCTATTATTACTCTCCACGATGATGAGTGGCGCATAATGTCAGATAAAGTGACACACAAGCGCGTAATAGGAGAGATCATCAACAAAATAACAGAAAACCTATAAATGTTACACAAAGGTAAGTTTCCTTGCTCCCCATTGTTTCATTACGATTCGGACAGTTGCGGGACGATTGAGTGGACATGGAAAACGACACCGCCAGAAGCGATCTACTGGAAAACGCATAAATGTAAAAAGAAGGACGTTAGAGTTCTTTCCAAAGTTACCAAAGAACAACGTAAACTATTAGCTGATAATATCTACAAACATTACATTGATAGTGAACACCCTAAAAAGATTAAACAACCAAGAGTGAGAAGATTATGATTAGAAAAAGATGTTACCTGGACGAACCACAAGCAAGAGCCGTAGTGCAGATATTTAGAAGAAACCAATTAAGCGACTTAATTGTATTTTTAAGAGTAATAAATCGGTCTAAACGACACGCCTACCAATTAGGTATAGATTGCCCAGAAGATACTTTTGCTCGTTTATCAGCTAAGCTACAAGACGTAAGCATTACGTTAGTGGAAGAAGACGAACAGGCAATAAAGTCTATTCAATGGGAGACCTATGATGATTGATAAAGAAAAAATGCAGAATTGGTGTCTGCTCTGGGAAAATACTAGGCCGGAAGAAGGAATGGTTATTGAGATTCAATAACCACAGCATCTTCTACCTCTAGTAAAGGTTTAAAATCTCCAAGCAGTTTCTTTATTCTGTCTTTAATCTCTATTTCGCTGAGAGAATCAAGCGTTCCAGTACGAATCTCTTTTCTTTCAATATACAAACCGGCCGCACGCCCTCGTTGAACTTCAGCAGAAACGGCCGCCGTTAAGTTGCCTTTATCTATTGCTTGATCTCTTATCTTCGCCAATTCTTTAACGTGCCTGCCAAAAGTAACCTCGTACTTTTTATTCACTTCTGCTTCTAACTCTTGAATGTGTTTAACCACCAAAGGGTACTTTCTTGGGTTAAGTAACTCAGACGCACGAACTCTAGCAGAACTTTCTGCGTACCCGGCATCTAAGGCACATTCGCTTTGCGTTTTACTGCCGTCGTTATAAACGTACTCTTTAGCAAAACGAAGTTGCTTATCGGTTAAGTGTTTTTCGTTTTGTCCTGAAATGTTTCCTGAGATTCCTTTTGGCATTGTACCTTCCCCCAACGTTCAAAGAGTTGGCTTTCCATATTCCAGAACCAACCTTCGTAGCATTTATTATCAATCATTAATCGCAGTATATACCAAAGTAATAAACAGTACACCCACCTTACCTACATAACCTCAAACGCACCTCACTCAGGTTATGTGTAAACCCTTATAGACACTAGGTTTCTAGCAAAACGCACCTCAAAACAGAAAATTCTGTAATATTTTTGTACTTACAGATACAGTTTTTTCAAAAACTCAGGTTCAGGTTATGTATAGGGAAACTAACATTGTTGATTTAGTAGGGGTTCCCACATAACCTCAACCTTACTTCTGCAAGAATCTCAGGTGCGTTTTATAACAGATTGTTGATTTAGCAGGGGTCCTTGGTCCTTCGTCCCCCGTCCTCTCAGGTGCGTTAGTAGTTGACTCGTCTTATAATCTATGTATACTGTCTTATAGATAACAGGAGAAAATGAAATGAATATAAGTTTATATCAGTTTGAATTACAAGAAGCGATAGCTCTGTATTTAAAAAAAGAGCACAACATTGTCCTCGACACCAACGACATAGATTACACTTCCATTGAATACCAGGAGCGAGAAGAAGTGTTTAAAAAACACAAAAATGGCAGAGTCGTTAAGAATGAACACGGATACCCAGAGGTGGATTGGGAAAACTCACCCTACAAAACGAAGCACGTGTCTTTTGGCGAAATAGACGAAATATGCCTCAGTATTGTTAGTCGAGACGAACGAGAATGATTGATAACGAAGACATAATAAATTTGGTCGTGGCCTTATCCAAAGAAGACGAATGGATCAGAAAACAAATAGCCATACTTTTATTGAGCACCACTTTAAACTCCGCCGCCGCCGCAGAAACGGCCGGGTTTATCATGGGGTTAGTCGATGAAGAAAAAATCATGACAGGCTCCGCCAAAAAGCCCCACTAACACTTTTTACTGGGCTATACTAAGAACATGAACAGATATTGCGTGTGGTGTGATGAAGCCATCACTGAGACAAGAAAACAGAACAAACTGTACTGCTCTGACAAGTGCGTCGGGGACAGACACACGGCAGATAATAAGAACGAGGGTTTAGGCCCGGCAGAGTACAAAGACCACCCCAACGGAACGCGAGAGCAAGGAGTACCCGAAGGCGGACTGCCTTGGGAGATACAGTACACCCTTGACCTAGAAGAGGACTCCCCCCAGATAACGGAAGACCAAATGTACCTAACACAATGTTTAAGCTCTCTTCCTCTGGCCAAGTACAGCGATGGCTCACGTTACAAAACCAGAATTGGTGGAAAGTGGGAGTATGAGACCAACGGGTCGAGAGTTAAAAAGAAAGAATAGAATTTACCGTGCCAAGCGGGGAGTAATACTTGGAGAGTGCCAGCAGAAGGTGTGCTCTCATAAGAAAAACATCTGCGATGGGAGCCGTAGCGACCTTTGAACTGAGTTTTTATAGTCTCAGTCTCTCCCTAGGCTGTCTGAAGACGGCTTAAACAGCACGGTGATCCTTAAGGGTTTAACTTTCGTTAGGCCCTTTTTTGTTTTTTACGAGTGCGTGTTGTTTAAATCTAGCCGCCGCCGGGAGGACCCGCCA